AGCCACGCATCGGCCAATTCTTTCGCCGCCGCGTTGCCGGTGTTTTCGCCGAACGCCTCCTTCAGGACATGGTAGAGATTGGCGGGATCGCGCACTTGACCCACGACATTGCGGCTGTGCTTTTCGAGAATGCCGTTCATCAGGGCAAAGTGCTCGTCGGCAATCGCCTTGGACCGAAACTCAACATTGAAATACGGAGCCCTGTCATCCGAGGCGAGCAGGGCTTCGGCGGAAGCTCCGGGCTTGTCGGCCTTGAACCGGCGCACGTCGGCGGCGATCTGCTGCTGGGCCTTGATCTGTAGCGCGGCCTGCCGCCGCTTGAGCGCGGCTTCGGCGGCAAAGCGCTTGACCGCTTCCTCGCTCGCCATTGCTTCGGCGGCCTGCTTGCCGAACTTGGTCGAATAGTCTCGCTCCAAGTCCTCGAATAGACCGCCGACACGATCCGCCTGGTCGCGCGAGAGCGCATTACCGCCGAGCAATTCGGGAATGCAGCGCCTCAGGCTCATGGCGTCACCTTGGGAGGCTGGAGGCAGTTACGCAAAGCATCGGCGGCAAGCTCGTCGCTTTCGGCTTCCTGCATGATCTCGTGAATTGGCTTGGCGTCGCCTTCGTCGGAAATGCGAAAGGTGGGCTGATCGGCAACGTCGAACAGCGCAAGGCCCATCGTTCCTTCGGCGTCGATGTCGCCGGGGCGCTTGGGCGACGCGGTGCGAAGCTCCATCTCCTGACGCTGGCGACGCGCAATCTCGGGATCGGCCTGTTCCGCCGCATCCATGAGCAAGTCATGCTCGATTAGCGCGGTCTGTCGCTTGGCGGCTTCGCCAACCGGATCGGAAAAAGGTTCGGCCTTGTCCCTTGCCGCTATCGCGCGGTCGATGAGCGGGACGTTGCTTCCAGCCAGCTCGTCATCCGGCGTCGAAGGGGTGCTTCCGCTTCCCTCTGCGCCAGCACGTTCGCCAGCCGTGCCATGCTCTGCTGCTCCTCTTGCGGCAGATCGTAGGTCGATCCCGGCAAGAGCGTCGAGGAACTGGTTGACGGCATCGGCGCGTCGAGCACCGGAAAGCTCGGCTCGGGCCGCTGCGATAAGGGCGTCCCTGACTGGACCGGAGCTGTGCGCCGTGCGGTCGAGGATTGCGAGCGCTTCGTCATTGCCGATTACCTTACTCTCATTTGCCGTTCGATCCAAGACGTTGCCCGCATCCTCGATTGTCCCGGCCTTTTCACTCAAGACTTTGAACGTGCGCTTTTCATCGCGAAGCCGCTTTTCAGACGCTGCGAGGATACGCGCAATCGGGACATAAAGCGCCTGCTGGGGCTGATCCCCAAGCAACGAAAGCTGGTGTTCCTGCGGCGCTCCGAACCCATCGGCCAATGCCTGACGAATGACCGCTCCCGCCTCGGATGGGCGGCTCAAATCCTTGGTCAATCCGACCAGCGCCATGTGCGCCTCGGGGACATGGGCCGCGTGAATGCCGATCTCGGCGGCGATTCGGGGGTCGATGACGTTGTTGAGGACGGCCCCGAACGCCTCATAATTGAGGTTGGCAAGGCCGCCGATCTCGCGCTTGTTCTCGGCTCCCTTCAACAACTCGGCAGCGTCGGGAACGTCGCGCAAGACCCTCGCGTTATCTTCCAGACTCCCGGTGCCGAGCGCGATGTTGCGAAGCGCGCCAATGACCCTCGCCTGCGGAGCGGTGATCCCGTCCGCTTCCTTAAGCACAATCGAGTGAAGCCGGATGCTCGGGTCGTCGGGATAAAGCCGCTTCGCCAAGCCCGTCCGCTGGTGGCCGTCAACGACGACATACCCGCCGTCCTTCGGTTCCCAGACGAGGATTTCCGACGAGCGAATGGGATTCCACGCGGTCACGTCGGAGAGCTTGTTCGTGACCCCGTTCTCATCCCCGCCGGACTTGTATTGCATCAGTGGCGCGTCCGTCCTCACCTGGTCCGGCGTCAGGATCGCGGTCGAGTAGGGCGGCACGTCGGCATAGTCGAACTCGTCGCCAACCGCATCGGGACGGGCGACCGGGCCATCGACGGTTGCTCCAATCCGCTTGTTCGCCCACGCGATGACTTCGCTTGCCGACTTGCCCGCGAGCACAGAGCGATTGGCGGCAAGAGACTTGGGATCGACCAGCCGCTCGATTGGAGTGGCGGGATCGGCCTTCAGCACCTTGGCCGCGTCGCCCTTGCCGAGAAAGTGAGCGAGCGAAAGATTGCCGGGACTATCCTCAAGCCCCTGATCGCGAAGATACCGCGCATTGTCGGAACGGAACAGACGCTCCGCCGCGCTTGCCGTTGGAAGGTCATTGCGGAGCGCGAGGATTTGCGCGCGGCTCATACCGCTCGTGTCGGCAACGCGCGGCGCATATTCGAGCCACGTTCCTTCCGTGAACTGGAAATGTCCCTCCGCCGAGCTGTGGGGATTCTTGCCCGTGCCCTCCGCCTGACCCAGCGCCTGTTCGTAGGATGCGGGGCGGCGCGGCCCAGTGCCGGCCGACTGATCCCGAACCGTCGGCGTCTGGATTGGGGCAGGCGAGGGAACCGCCTTCGCTGAAAGATCAACTCCCAAGTCGTTGGCAATCGCCTGTAAGCGGTCCTCGTGCGGATTGACGGCTTCGGGCGTGAACGGGGAGACTTCCCTGTTCTCGATGTCGCGCTCCATCACGTTGCCGGCCGCGCGCTCGTCAGGGGTGGAAGTGTCACCCACCGCTGCGTAGGGGTTATGCAAGCGCCGGTATTCGGTCAGGAGCTGGCGATCCTTGACGGTTCCCGCTCGAACGGATGCCGCCGCGAGCGCGTCGCGAACCGGAGCTGGCGCGTGTTCCGCCGCGAGGTCCGCAACCTTTCCGACCGTCGATGAAACCGCGCCCGCGACATGCGGAGCCCCGGCATGGGCGCCGCCGAACACGCCGCCGATTGCGGCGCTTTCGAGCACCTGATGCGCCATGTCGCCGGGCGTCAAGTCCTGGCCCAGCCTCTCCGCATCTGCGGCCTGCCCCGGAATGCCGATGGTCGCTGCGGCGGCGTTGGCTCCAGCACCTTCCACAGCCCGGCGAATGATGGTGCGCGAGACCGTCTTTCCCGCCGCCGTCCCGAACCCGCCGCCGACGACGTTCTCCGGGTCCATCGATGCGACCGAGCCCGCCATGCCGCCGACGAATCCGCCGACGCTTCCCGCCGTGCTGGCGCGCGAGGTTACATCGTTTGCCTGTGCGATCTGCTTCTGGCGTTCCTGCGTCGCCAGTGCAGCGATTGCACCGGGATTGGGGAACTGCTTGAGGAAGTCTGGCTTGGTCTGCCGGACGCGTGCGATGCCCTGCCAGATTTGCTGAATCTCGGCCTGATCTCCGCCGGTGTAAAGATCGGCAATCGGGTTGTGCGCCGGATTTGTCAGGTTCTCCCACGGTCCTGAGACGAACGGGTTGCGATAGGGTCGCGGCACAGCCGGGTTGCCCTGGATGATCGACAGATGATCCTCGCCCTGCTGGCCTTCCGCCGCCAAGGCCTTGATGATCTCGTCATAGTAGCGCTTCTGATAGATCGCATCGCCGACGCGGGTCGAGTGCGGACCCGCCACGGCCTGACGAAAGCCCGCGCCGATGTTCTGGAAAAAGCCGGTGTGATCGACCGGCCCCATCGCGTTGGGAACGACCGCACCAGCCCCTTGGTCCTTGGATTGGCCGAGGACGCCCATCAGTGCCGCGAATAGCCGCGCGCCGCCAGATCGGCATCGAACGAACTCGGCAGCTTCTCAACGTCGATTTCGTAGAACCGCCCGTCCTTCGTATGCACGAACCCGTGCCCATCGGTGAGCCGGTAAATCCCTTCGCCCGACGGAACCCACTGCATCCGCTTGATATCGGTCGCCGTGGGAACTCGACCGTTCCCCATCGGCGCGGGATCGCCATTCTGGGCCTTGCGGAACTGCGGGCCGTTCGCTCTTGAGATGCGCGTCTCGAAATCGGTCCCGGTCATGTCCTCAGGCAATACGGTCGTTCCGCCGTTGAAGCCGTGCAGACCGCCGACCTGTTCGCCCTTGGCGTTGGTGTAGGCTCCCAAGGCCGAGTTGACCGAGCGAAACCATGCGCGGTCGTCCTTGTCCGCCCATTCGTTCCAGCCGTGCTCGTTGGCCTGTGCCGCGAGAAGCGCCTTGGCGTTGGTGTAAACGCCATCCTTGACGCCGGGCAGGAACTGGAAGGCGTTGCCGGTGAGATCGTTGAACTGCCTTACGCTATCGTCCTTGTCGATCAGCTTGGGCTTGGTCTTGATCGCTTCATAGCCGGTGAGGATTTGGTTGACCCGGCTCGCGGCGACTCCCCGGTTCTGGAGCGTTGCCAGCCCGACAAGGTTCTGCAAGCCGTTGTCGTGCGAGGCGATCTGCGTTGCCGCTTCCCCGGCAAGAGGCCCGAACTTTGCAAGATTGGTAACTAGCGCGACCTTCTGCTGGATCGTGCCCTGTGTCCATTGAGGCGCGAGCGAGGCGGCTTCATCAGCCGTCAGGGGCTGGGCCGGCTGCCCGGTTGTTCGCGCGACTTGCGTTGCCGCATTGATGCGTCCGGCGATGCTGGAATTATCGTTGAGATTGAGCGGGGCAAGCTCGATGCCAAGATGCGCCGCGCCCCACGACAAGGGATCGCGGTTGAGGCTCGACCGGCTGTTGTTGAGCATGGTCGAGAGATGGTCGCGCTCGATCAGCCATTCCGGCTTCGCCTTGTCGCCAGCCTTGGCAATGTCCGCCGAAAGCTGGTTGACGCGGTTCTGCAATTCGACCGGTGTGGCGTTGCGATATTCGAGGGTCAGGTTGTTCTTGAACTGCCCTTCCTGAACCCGCTTCAACAGGTTGGGGTCTTTCGTCAGCCGCGCGTCCGAAACGGCGGAGGTGTATTCGTCGGGACTAAGCGGAAGCCCGCTGTCGATCCGCGACATGGCCGACTGAACCCTGTCCCTTGCGTCGGACACGGCTTCGCGCTGGACGCGGCGCTGCTCGGCTTCCAAACGGCGCGCTTCCGCGTCGAGTGAATTTTGCTGGACTGTCGCCCGGTCGAGGACGTGCTGGTAATCGTCGCCGAGCATCGAATCCTTGTGCTTGTCGGCAAAGGCGCGGGCGAGCGTCGGGCCATCGGGACCATCGGTCGCAAGCCCGGCGCCAATGTCCTTGTAAATGCCGGACGCATATTCGAGCTTCTTGGCGGCGATGAACTCGGGGCCAGCGCCTTTCAGGCGAAGCGCGTTCTCCGTTTCGGCAAGCCCGGTGGCGATCTGCTGCTCGCCTTCATCTGGATTCTGCAAATAGGAATGCCGGGCCAGCTCCCCGAACGTGACCGCTCGCCCATTGCTTTCATCGACGTTGTAGGAGAGCGTTTCCTTTGCCGCGTGCTGCGCGATCTGCGTGGCCCATTCATTCCGCTGCGGAATGATCGCATTATCGAACATTTGCTGCTGGCGCGGATTCTGAAGCGATGCGCGCGATTGCTTGATTAGCTCGTCAAGGCCCTTGGTGATGCGCGCCTGCCCGTCGAGTGCGGCCTTGCCCTGCTGAGAAAAGAACGCGTCGGGTCCGGTGTATCCCGCTTGCGTGAACCACTGGTTGATTCCGTTGGTCTTTTCCTTGGCCGCCGCTTCGTCATGGATTGCTGCAATGCCGTTCACGACATCGGCGGCTTCACCCATGCTCTGCCCGAGCTGCTGGACCCCGCGCCCGATGCCGGGGCCGAAGTCCGCCGCTTGATAACGCGCGCTGGTGGTTTCAGCGGGAGCGACATTGCCGCCCTCGAATACCTGCACCCGCGCCATTATTTGCCGCCCATCTTGGCTTTCAGCGCTCCCGCCTGACTGAGGCCGCCGAGCAACGAACTTGCCGCCCCGAACAGCGATGAAGTGAACGCATCCTTGCCACGCTGCTTCGCCGCCACGCCCTGCGTCGTGTAATTGCTGGCCTGGATCAGATGCCCGCGCGCTTCCTGCTGGTCCTTGTCGGCAAGCCTCAGCGAATCATCCTCGGCGAGCGTCTGCGTATCGTCCTGCGTCCGCTGCCCCGCGCCGAATCCCACGTCGATGCCGTTCGCCGCCATTGCCGCGACCTGTTGCCCCTTCACCGCCGCGACCTTGCGCCAATAGTCGCGCTGGTCGAGGCCGGCGTTGGTTCGGCTGTTCTGGTAGGATTCGACTTCCAGTTGCGCGTTCTGGCGCGCGACCTGGGCTTCGTAATTGCCCTGCGCACGGGCCTGCATCCCTGACATGACCTGCCCGGCGGCAGATGTTACGGCCGCTGCTCCTGCTGCGGCGACGGCCAATGGGACACACATGGCTTGTGCCTATGCGCTCTCCGCCTCGGCTTGAATCGCAAAGCGGAACGGCACGAACTCGACCCCGCCGTGAATCGCTACCTTGCCACCGACTTCGGCACCCCATGCTTTCAGCATCCGAACCGCCCGATGGTTGTCAGTCGAGACAAGGTTCTCCATCAGCGGGAACGTCTCGTGCCAGCCCGCGATAATTCCCGGCCCCCGCCTCAAGAGGTCTTTGCCGTAGCGGAACACGTCGTCCGTGCCGAGAAACCACGGACTGCCGATGCCGTTCAGCAAATCTGTCGCGGACACGCCCATCATCGCGAGCACGCGCCCCCCATCATCAAGCGCCGTCATCGCGTGAAGGCTCGTCCTCAGCGACCATCTCAACGCCTGCTTGGGGCTCTTGCCGAACGCCTCGCACTCGATACGGTCCGCCTCGCGCATCCGGTTCGCCAACGGCCCGACATGGACCAGCGACGCGGGGACGAGCCTAGCCCGCAATCTGCGGCTCGATCAGGATCGCCGCCAAATGGAACGGCGTCGGGTCGCTCGACTGGACAACGACCACGCTTTCCCGCTGCGACGTGCCGGGCATGTTGACTTCGAGATTGCCGGTAAAGAGCGCAATCGGGTCGCCATAGCCCTCGTCCTCGCGCTGCTTGACCGGGAACAGGCTGTCGTCATCCGGGCCGGCAAAGATGTTGCGGCTGTTGATGACCTGAAGAATGACCTTCGCCGCCTGCTGCGGCCTGGCAACCGTCCATCCTCCGCCCGACTGGATCGCCAGCGGCAGGGTTTCCACTGTCGCGGTGAACGGGAGTCCGATGGTGATGACCTTGCCGCCGAACGGGAGCGTCACCTGTCCATTGGTGACGACCAGCGGAACCCCGCCGTTCTCCGTTACCGCCTGTCCATCGACCCACGCGACGACGGTTTCGCCCTCAAGATGGTCGAGCCGGTCGAGATCGGCAACGGCAACATCGCTGGTGAAGGTTCGCGCGCAGTCGAGATAGCAGGCGTCGGCCTGATCCTCCCACA